TACTTCATCGTCTTCTGCAATCTCTTCTAAATTATCTTCAAGATCATCATCATCATCAGGATCTTCAAAAGTTTCACTAGGCGATGGATCATCAGGAAGTTCGTCATCAGGCGATTCAAAATGTAACATGTGAACCTCAAATAAAAAATTATGGGACGTCAAATCCAATGATTCGGTTATAATGGAGCCTTGTCATTGTTTATCTTATTTTCTACGTTCTTAGGAAACGTTATTGCGATTATTCGATAACGTCCCACGTCAACTAACTAAGCAGGCGCGTTTTCGACATCCTCACGAAGTTGACGATACTTATGGTTCACACGATTAACTGCATTTCCGTTGTATGTATCATTCTCAACGAAAATTTCCAGTTCCTTACCAACAGCATGATTCAGCTCATAACGCTTACCAGTTTCAGGCGTCATACCGAATGCATTGAAAAATCCAACGGCAAATCCAATCGCCTTAGAATTGAAATTCCAATCGAGTGGAACACCTGCAAATTCTTCTGAACCATCTTCGGCATTGCGAATAATCACGCCTTCCATCGGATAATTCGTGCTTCCACCATCTTTACTGGGCTTAGTTCCCGCAGATTCAATACGCACGCGATACCACGCAGGCGTAACAATCTTTCCACGGAGAAGTGATTTCTGATCGAATTCAATCATTGGCATGGGAATATTTTCCTTAAGGGATTTTGACGATTGGATTGTTTGCAAGATCGGTTTTTAATTTTTTGATGCCCTCTAAAATGTACTTCTCATAAAAGTTTTCATTACTCTTAAACTTAATAGTTTTAGGTAATGGCAGAGACGTTCGGGCAAAATCATCTCCGGTATGACTTGTAATTAATTTATAATCACCTCCAGAACCTTCTTCAAAGCCGGTTTCAATATCAAAATGATAAACTTCCTCACAATATGCGGGAATTTTGATACTAATACGTTTACCGGCAGTTACAATTGTTCTACTCACATGAGTTTCACCAGTGAGAGATTTACTAGTTACTTCCATCACATGAGCAATAAGAATAATATTTACTTTATGAAAATCATGAATATCTTTAGTTAATGCAACCATTTCACTTAATGCACTATCTTCAGCATTATAATCTTCAATCGAATTAACTTGAATGCCATTGATTACCTTACCACCACCTGATTTCATTTTCTTACCTTGGGCAAGAATAGCATCAGCACATGATGTAACGGAATCAATGATAATTGTCTTATATTTACATGAAGATTGAAGAATTTCTAATTTCTTGCGTGGTGCATCCCAATCTTTGTAATCATCATAATCTACAAGCAATGGATCAAGTTTTAATGCTTGCATTGGAAGAAGTAAGGCGCGCATTTTCTTATCAAAAGAAAACCAATATTGAGGCGTTGGATAAGACAATGCAACGCTTGATTTTCTCATTCCAGCTTCGCCTTTAAACATGGAATAGAGCGCGTTATTATTTAATTCGGCGTTAAGGTTTGGCATTACGATTAAATTCCTTAATCAATGCTTCTAACGCTGACATTAATCTAACTTCGCGTGGATAAAGTGAACCAGTAAATGACCATCGATTATTTATCATTTCTAATCCTTTAATCGGATCATCTGGTCCATCCATATCTTTAACTGGACTTAAAGTTATATTAAGTTGTGAGATAATCATTTGAGATATTCACGCATCTGATGAATCTGATCCATTTGAATTTGACTCGAATTATTAATCGAATCTCTCAAATAATATCCATTCTTCTGCCAACGTTCAAGAGATTCAAGCATATCTTTTAGAACACGTATACGAGTTTCATTTTCAGATAACGTTTGAATTAACTTACGTGAAAGACGATTTCGTTCTTGTTCGAGGGTTTCTAATGGAGCTGATGATTGATTAGCACATGATTCAGCAGCATCCATTCGTAAGCGCGCGCCTTGACTTCCATCAAGACTATCACCGCGCATTGAACGTTCATTCTTCAATACATGATTCTCTTTTAAGTAATCATTCTTGATTTGAGTATCTTTCGCATAAGGATCATACGGCTTATCATTTTCCATATTTCTGCCCTCCCATTGACATGAGTTTGCTAACCACGTATTCCATAGAGTTGTATCTAGGGCGTAATAGGTATTCCATGAAACGCGAGTCCAGATTATCATTAATCGTTCGTGACATCCCACACACGACGCTTAGTAAAGTTGAGTTTAATAACTTCATTCCGCATGTTCTTATCACTTGAACACACTTCCTTGAAATCACAAAATCCATACTTATTCTCGCAATGGGTGAAATTACGCGGCCATATACCGGATTGGATGTAATTTACATAAACGCCGGCCCAATATGGCACGATTTCATTTTGCCATTCATCCAATCGAGCTTTGGAATATGACATCATAGCGCGCTCGAACTTTTCATTCGGTTTAAGGGACGTTTGAAATCCAATCTTATTGACAATCATATTCCTTGATTTAGTTAGAATACATTGTCCCATGAATTGATTGTTTAGACTAAGTGAATCACGACGTTGTTTCATCGTTTTATGATCAAATGGAATAATCATACCACTATCAGCGATTAGATCGAATTTGGCTTTCCATAAAATTCTAATGAACTCATTTTCAAATATGATTTCACTCTTGGTTAATTCGGCTGCTAACGGAGTAAATGAGTCATTAACATAATGAGCAAGATACTGCATACAAGTATCTAAAGCCCATTCCCAACCGATTAATTCTTGTTTCCCACGTTTTTCCGACTTTTGAGGCGTGTTAACCATGCCAATGAAATCAGCATTTTTATGACCGCATGGCGGTTGACCAATGGCATCAATAGGATAATTCTGACAGATAGAACATCCTTTGATGAATAATTTTGCCGCTGCTACACCTGCGTCGATAGCATTGGACTTTGATTTCTTATCAATAAGACTTTGATAATAATATTCTAAAAATACATGAACAAGACTTCCGACTTCGAGCGAATTAGATTTACCACCTTTTTGAGTCAGATTCTGATTATATTTGTAATCAGTAACTGCACCACATGACATGAGAGATGATAGAATTGTTGCGTCCATTGCTACGTTAATCGGTGGCATTTGATTGTCCAATGAAGATCAAATCTTTAATTTTTTTAATTTCATATTTAATCGTTGATTTAGTTGGTTCAGCTTTAAGAAATTTAAAAGCTATATCTTCGATAATGTTGGCTGCATCAAGCATGGATTGCCATTGTGATTTGGTCATTCTTTCACAACCATTTCCATGCGATGATTAGGACTATCTTCGCGTTCATAACTGAGTAAATGTTCCATTGCATCAGTAAGCGATTCATATTCCGTATCGCGCACATCAAATCCAGTTGTTCCAAGACGAGATTTATTTATATCTTCGCATGTTCGACAAATGATAATTACTTGTTTCATTACATATTACCTTGATGATCACAAAATTGAAGTATGAATTTAATCATATTAGTTGTATTTGGTTTACCACAAACTCCACAATTCCATGAAATCTTCATAAAACCGAATATAATTCCATAGAAAATTACAATTATATAAAATGTTAGCATCGCACCGAAGCGCGCGACTATATCAGCAAATAGATTACCTGTATTAACCCATGCGATGATCATCTCATTTCCAATGGATTATTTCGTTTTTGCCATGCTTCAGTTAAATCCATTACGTATTCTACACGACGTAATACGGCATTACGCATCATACCTTCAGGTAATTGACCTGCAATCTTTAGAAATTCATCACAGTACTTATTAATCCATTCCTGGTCAATAGGAGATTTATCACGAGTCATTTCTTTTTCTCAGGAGTACTAGAAGGTCCAGAAATAAATACATATGTAATATTTGATGGTTTAGAAGCTGGTAATTTACCTGATTTAATCCATCGTCGAATGGTAGATTGACTTACACCTAATTCACGCGCCGCATGTTCAATTGTAATAAGCATTACTTAACCTTCCTAATCACATTGAACGTCGTACCGCGCATTACAAAAAAACTTCTACTAGTATGATTAGGGAACATCATTTCAATTTCAATGATTATTCCAGATTCCACCATATCATAAACTCGATTGAGAATATCATTCTGACTAATATTCAAATCAAGTGACATGATCTTATGGACTAATTCAGTTCTCTTTAGTCCATAATTAACTTCGATTAGATTAATGATATGAGTTTCAAGGATTGAATTAGTCATTATGTAATCGGCATTTCATTAATAAATTTAACTGCTTCGATTTGCTCATACATTGGAACCGTAGAACGAATATATTCAGCTGCGCGTTTTAATTGACCTAATGAAACATTACAATTATGATTACAATGTTCCTTATGATCTAATGCCGCATTACGAAGATTAAGAATTAATGCTAATTCCATTGATATATTATGCATAATTAATGCACCTTATCATTAGTAATTACAGCTTTAAATGAATTAGCCTCAGCAAAGAATGCGCTCATTGAACCTTGTTCTTTCATCGTAGAAAGAATTGTGGCTACTAAACCTAATCCGGCCTGACGGCCACTTGGCGCGAGCATTGATGACATTTTCATGAAAATTGCAAGTTTCTCAGCACCAAATATTCTCGTGATTAGATTCAATTCATCTTTATTAAAAACCATTTGAAAAATTTGAATCATCTCACGATCGCGTAAGGGCATCTTATCGAGTAATTTCTGTGATATCATTTATCTGGCTCATCAAGTAATTGAATGATACTAGCTACTTTCCATCTTACTTCGGTGTAATCATTAATCGTTTTCAATACACTAGTTTTAAATGTATCAAGCGTAGAAAATGAATGGGGATTATTTGTTGGATCAGTTACAAGAATTTTTATGGTGATAATTCTTTGGTTCATTTGCGCGCTCCACGTGTAACTAACATCTTACTTAATTCACTAATGATTGATCCTGTATGCCATTGAGCCATTTCACCTTTATTCATTACCGCGTGAAACTGGCGTCTTTTTTGTTCAACAATTGCATCTAATTGAATATCAGTTGAATCATCAGCATGAATATATGTTACGTTAACTTTTTGTGGTGCAATCGAACCAATGCGTGCTAGTCTATCTTCTAATTGTTCTTCATTCATGGGATTCCATTGACGTTCGTGAATCACCATATCATAACAAGCTTTTTGTAATCCATCAGTCCCCTCACCAGCGGATAAGGTGGATGCAACAATTATAGCGCGTTTACCATTAATGAAATCGGATTTAATTTTATTACGCTCATCATCTGATTGACTTGCGGTCATTGCTAAAATATTAATATCAGGATGTGCTTTTTTCAATTGAGATACGAGAAGTAATCCTACATCTTTATGATGCACGCCAATGATTAGATTACGTTCTGTTTCTTCAACGAAATCTTCTACCCAATCTAATGTATAAGGAATCTTAGCTAATGCAATAATGTGGCGCATTCGATTGAGGCGCGCAAGCATACCAGATTCAGTTGATGAATTATCTTCTTCACCTGATATAACTAATTCATTATACCATTTGACAAATTCACTTACTTCTTCTTCATAAGCTTTGCGCGCATGGTCTTCAATCTCACATGTCAATCTTACTCTATTGGTTTTGGGTAATTCGGGCATTACCTCAGAACGTTCACGTCTAATGAACATATCTTTGGTAAATTCCTTAAACTTTGCTATGTTCCTAATTCCACCTTGTTTCGGGCGATTACCATGCATGTAATACTCGACCCACGTATCTAAGAAATTCTGTAATGACCAGAACTTCTGAGGATTAAGCATGTTAAGCACGACGAATAATTCACTTCCGCGATTTTTCCAAGGTGTCCCACTTAATGGAATGATATTTGGAACATTTTTGCAAATGAATTGAAGATTTTTAGTTCGCGTTGATTCAGGATTCTTAATCGCTTGAACTTCATCAATCACAATGGTTTGAAGATTAAGAGATTCAAGTTTCTTTTTATCAATATTTCTTAAAAGGTCAAATGATGTGATATAACATTTTAAACCTTTGGCGACACCAGTTTTACCATCGCCAATGATTTGTGGGAAATAATCTTCACCACACCATCTAATAATTTCAGTTAACCATTGAAACTTAAGTTTAGATTTAACGATAAATAATACAGGTAACTTTTCAGCATGAAATCTAAGATAAGCAAGATTTTGAACAGTTTTACCTAATCCCTGCTCATCAAATATACCTGCGCGTCCATTATTTTTTTCAAGGAATCGCGCACCCTCAACTTGAAAAGGATATAATCTATTCTCACCACATTTGTTACAAAGTTTAATATCAATTGGATCCCATTCATGTTTACATGCAGCTACATGAGGTTTCCAGAAATTACTAACTACAGTTTCAAAAGGTGAAAAACTTTCAGCTTCAGTAATTCTGATGTGACCACATTCTAATGTGATTAATTTCTTTTGGCTTCCATTAGATGTAAATAACTTTTCCGATTTAATGCGCGCGATAGCTTTACATACCTCGCAATGTTCACGAAAAATATTTAACTTGCGTGGAATTGGTTCAGTTTTCACTTGAGTTATTGTTGTCATAATTTCAGTTATTTCATTAAGTTTAAATACTTGAGTTTATCATCAGGCTCTGGTGAATACTGATGATAAACCAAAATACTTAATTGCTTTAGTCACCCATGCAATACATTGTTATCACCTTCTTTCAATAATTTATTTAATATATTTTTACCAATCAAACATAAATTAAATGGTTGTTCTCTACATTGTTTACAATTATCTAAATGTGTATGAAATTCAGTTCCGATTTTAAGTGCTTTTAGCATGGTAATCATTTTAATAACCTCAATTTAAATACTTAATTCTACCCATCAATCAAATCTTATTATACGCCGATGAAATGATTGATGGATAGTATTAAAGATTTAACTATCTTAATCTATCGATTTTATTGACAGCATCAATCCATACATCTAGAACAGATTTACCACGATACTCACATGTATTAACTGAAAATTCTAAAAGTACGAGAACTTTAATTTTATGAGGCATCGTATAAAATAATGCTGATGCTTGATTAAATAATTCTTCTTGACTCATAACTTATTCGGTTTCAATATTTCCCAAGTTTGTTTCGGATATTTGATTAGGATTATCAAAACGATTAAACACATCATTTGAATTCTCTATATGTAATCCACCGTGATAAATTACGTTATCTTCAAACGTTCTGAAGTAACAGATTCTGTTAATCCATACCGCGCGCCAGTAATCAGATTTCATTACTACGTCGATGATATGCTGATTCTTACATGTTTTAATCATTTGATTTTCCAATATATCCAAGAATAAATTAACTTAATTAAACTATATTCTCGAATCAAATCAGTAGTTAATCGTCTTGAATAAGGTTTCATGAATTATGCACCTTACACATTCCCGGCGTTTCATTACATGTGCAGTTTTCTCGCAAACCACGTTCGATGATTTTCTTCGCTTCATCGATTGAAATTTTCATTGATTTGGCATACATCGATGCAATCTTATCTGATGGTGATTGCTTACCTTTACGTTCCTTTGGCACACCAGATTTAATAACTTGTGGAGTGTAATTCGGCGTGTTTAGCGCAAATTCGGCGCGTAACTTCATTCTCAGTTTCGGTATGGTTTCAGCCATATAAAACTGAATCGATTTCATTTCTGCGCCGATTTCAATTTGACTATTGCGAGTCTGGAATAAAACCATCGCTAGGTATTGAACGCGACGTTTCAATAGGCTCATTACCGCATAATGCTTTTTATCAACGGGAATCTCATTATCAGACTCAACCGTCTCTTTAAGTGACATTATGGATGGAATTTTAGCATTAAAGAAATCTTTATATTCTTTAATATTACCTGCGATAGCGGCATCAATGATATCTTTTACAGCTTCTCCATCGCCATTAGCGATTTGATTAGTTTCGAGTATGCGATTGACTTGATTAAGAGTTTGCTCAATACTTAATGATTCGATTTGCTCGATTGATGGTTTATTAATTGATTCGATTTCCTTAGCGACGCATGATGCGCAAAGGAGCATCCGATTGAATAGTTCTACTTCGCCAACGTTATTACATGACTCACATGTTACATCTTTTCCATGCGCCGATTCAATTTGAAGGCATGGAATTACTTTTCCATCGGCAGACGGATAACCACGGCAGATTTTTTGATTCCAAGGTGCAGCGATGAATGAGTGATTCACTTACTTAACACCCATTTTATTAAGTAATGCTGCCATTGATTCAATACTTGGATTACAATCATCACAAACTGGTCTATCTTTCAACATATTAACAGAATTTAACTTAAACTTTTCGCCACATTCCCAACAAATTGAAGCGCGCCCAAGTAAAACTGGTGTTAAATTATTTGGCATGAAATGCGTGCAATCTTCATCACCACATTTCCATACTTGACCAAATGCTAATGTAATCTTGTGATATTTATGTGTATGCTTAATTTTTGCCATGATTAACTAAATTGAATTGTTTTTAATGCTCCTAACAATTCATATAATTTATTACATCGTTGAACTTTATCACCTTTGAGATTTAATCTTGACCATGTATCTCCAAGATCATCCATTAATTTAATGATATCGGTTTCAATCATTATATTATGATTTTCACAAAGATAATACTCTTTATCGTTGATATTTTCAATCTTTCCACGTTTAGAACAGATTAAACAATTTCCATTTGTCAACTGATAATTAGTTAGAGTTTTCATATTATTCTAGGTGAAACATGGTCGGACTGACTCGGTGGACAGGTGTCTCCTTTTCCGGACACTCCCCTTCATCTCTCATAAGCTTACCACGTCTAAGCCCAAAAGTCAATGCCCAAGAAAGGGGACACTTTTTAGTAATTAGAAGTTTTAAAAGGAAGATAAAAAAAAAAAAAAAAAAAAAAAACAAATCTTCTTCAAATCATTCCTTAGAAGAAAAGCCGATTTTGACGGTTTTGTCGGACTGCCCCAAAAGATTTACCAGAGGGGAGGGGGGGTGTCACCCAATCAGGTCAGGTCTGAAAATCGACATCATCAAATAATAACAGTTGACAACCAATCCGAGTTATGCTATACTTGTTTCATTGGTTGAGGGCATAACGCCTTCACCGATAAGGAGAGACACCATGAAGGTTGAGAAGGTTTCGGACGCGACGGCCACGGTTAAGGATTTCAGCTCCGGTAAAGATGGTAGCACGGAAGTTGATTTGACGTATGAGTATGAATACTCGGTTCTGGAGAATGCGGCAGAACTGGCTGACAAGTTTGCTCCCGCTGATTTGCTGAGCCTTGCCAATGCACGTTTGAAGTCTACTGCTAATTCTGCGGCACGTCAAAAGGCTATCGCACCGTTCGCTCAGGACCCCAATTCGCCTGCTGCAATTCGTGAGAATCTTATCAAGAACGTTGTCAAGACTGGTAAGACTCTTGAACAGGCGACCGCATTCGTTGATTCGCTTTACGCATCGTAACATCATATAAGGTTGGTAGAACCTTTGAAAACTACCATTAATAGATAAAGTTATGGCCGGATAACCTAATATATAGGTGTCCGGCCATTTGTTTATTAATTCCAATAAATTGCATTCATGCTTCAGTTCCTTCCATCGCAGTTCGCAGTAATCGCTTCAAGATGATAGGCAGTCCAGTTCTGATTACCTCACGCTCGGAGCACCAATTGAAATACATCGCGCGCCGTCTGACGATGATTTTATAGCTGCCGCATGCGGGGCAATGATTGTAATGCGCGCTCGGCATATGCCAATGTTCGCAGATGCCGCATGAGATGAGTTTGATTTTCATTTGTGCCATCCAAACATAACCCGTGCCGTTGATAATGCATCGTCTTTATCCTCGGTGAAATATGACGATTCTGTCGTTTTTCGCGCATCATCCTTTTTGTAATCTACTCTCCATTCTCCATTATTGTAACTGACAGCCATTCCAATCTTACGAATTTCGTAGAACGTTTGTTTGTTGGTCATGTTTACTATATCATACATTGTTCATGCCATGTATAATTACGCGCAGTTATGTGATATTATGTGCATATAAATATCAGATAATTCCATGACTTGATAACTTTATTCTTCCTAGGCACTACCTTTTACATTAATGCACACCCCTATACACCCTTGCAATGGGTCCCATCTCCCATTCGCGCAGGGTTTGTTCCGCACGCTGTCTACATAATAAATAAATATCATTTCATATTTAGGTACCATATCGAATGAATGATTGATTAGAATAATTTAATTAAAGATAATCTGATTTCAGGGTTGGTTGACAACGGGACGGAGTGGTGATACCATGCAAGAGGCGGACGGGTCTGAAATATCGAATATTAAATTTATTATCATGTAGAATCATATGCCACTCGGAATTTTAACTGATGAGCAACTCAATAAAGAATTAGGGATTACTATATCTAAAAAGGATATAGATCGAATCGAATCCGAAATTATTAAAGATAAGATTGAAGATGCAATTAAAGATAGTAACTTCAGTATTCCAAAAATAGTTGACATCAAACGCGGTCGCGGCAATCAATTAGAAATACCAAATGAGATTCGCGCGCTTGTCGCTGAGGAAGTAATTAATGGTGCGAAGGCTAAGGACGTATCGCGCACATTTGGAATTTCTGAAAGTTCTATTAGTGCATACAAAAACGATGCAACGTCCACAGCATCATATGATACGCCTAACATTGAATTATCTAAAGCTAATGATTCAGTAAGAGATCAGATCACTGATAAAGCGCGTGGTCGCCTAATGTCGGCGTTAGATGCAATCACTGATGAGAATATTTCTAACGCGAAAGTTAAAGACATTGCATCAATCGCAAAAGATATGTCAGTGATCGTTAAGAATATGGAACCTATTGTTCCAGTTGATAATTCTAAAAACACGCAAGTCATTATTTATCGTCCTCGTATGCGTGATGAGGATGAGTTTGATGTTATCACGGTGAATGAATGATTATTAGAGTTCCTGATCTTCCTAAGCAAGAAGAAAAAGTTCTTTGCTTTACACAGTGCGTTGATAGACGCGCACCAATGGTTCGATGTAATTTATTAAAGAATCATACTGGTAAACATTCCTGGGAAAAGTAATGAAACTTAATCTTAAGAAGAAACCATTTCCATCAAAGAAACCATCATCCATTTCTCCCTCTATGGAAATGATTGGTAAGATGATTGGTAAAGGAAAGAAATGAGTCCACAAATAGCCGCGGTAGATGGCGTTTCTATTCCATTACAAGTTGCTGCGTCAGCTACTGGACCAGGAACTATTCTAGCAATTCCTTCCTCATTTAATAGACATAATTTTTTAATTAGAGCTTCTGCTGGTGTAGCATCTGGAGCTGTACAAGTTGAAACTTCTAATGATCCTACTGATGCTGGAGTATGGGCACCGTTAACAGCTTCACCAATTACAACATCAGTAGCTAGTTCAGATATTTTAGTTGCTTATACTGGAATATTAAATTTTGTTCGAGCGCGCATCTCGACAGTAATTGCTGGTGGAACTGTTTCAGTAGATTATGAAGGTGGAAAACAATAATGGCAACTTTTAAAGAAACTTCTGATTTACTTGACAATGCATTGAAAGTTGTTGAACAAAAGAAAAATGCATTAGATCAAGCTAATAGTGTGCAGCTAAAAGCATCTAATGAATATAATGATGCAGTGAATAAGGCCCAAGGTCTTAAGCAAACAATGCTTGATACACTTAATGGTGTATTATCATTTGATGGTGATAACGTTAAGGTTTTTAGACCTGCATCTTAATGCCGACAGATATCGATGGTATTGAACAAGTTAGTAGTTCTGGTGGAGGTGGTGGCGGAGCTGTAACTATTGTTGATGGTGGTGATGCAGCAGAAGGATCAGTTAGTGATGCAGCATGGGTTGCAGGTAATGGAACAGTAATTGCATTACTTAAAAAGATTGCATCAGCTGGTGGAAGTGCTGTTTCAATTGCAGATGGTTCTGATGTAACTGAAGGAGCAATAGCTGATGTAGCTGTAACTGGAGATAATCCAGGAACTGTATCAGCTAAATTACGTGGTTTAAATAAATCAATCGCGGCTGGACTTGCTGTAACAAATACTAATCTTGATGTTGCTCTTTCTACAAGATTAAAACCAGCGGATACATTAGCTGCTGTAACATCGATTACTAATCCTGTTGCAGTTACTAATGCTGGATTAACTAATTTAGATGTTGCATTATCGACGCGTACTAAACCATCTGATCAACAACATGCAATCATTGATTCTGGTGTAGTTACTGAATCTTATGCAACATCAAATATAGCAGCAACTTGGAATAGTGGAACTGCAATAAACACTGCTATTACTCTTTCGACTTTAGGATTAGCTACTGCTAATATAAGTATACGTAAAACTGGAACTATTACTGCTGGTTCACTTTTTATCGAAATTTCTCAAGATGGTACTAATTACGATTCATTACAATTAGCTAATGGCAAGTGGGTAGGTGTAAGTGCGGCAAATCCTTATATTTTAGCAACAGGATTATTTCCACTTGATATTTTTATTGATGTTGCTGCTTATTTAAGTATTCGATTAAGATTAAATCCAGCAATTGTTGGTGCAGGTTCAATTGATGTAAGAATAGATGGAAGTGCTGCATCGAATTCTACTCCAGTAGGAACAGTTACTATAAGTGGAACAGTTCAACAAGGTAATAATAACTCAACAATTGCGCAATCATGGAATACTAAAGTTACTGATGGAACTACTGGTCCAACAAAAGTTCAGCCAGCATCAACGGCGCCAGTAGCGACGGATCTCGCATTAACGGTTGCATTATCACCTAATGGCGCAATTGTTCAAGCGAATGCTGGAACTAATTTAAATACATCAGCACTCGCTTTAGATGCAACGCTTACAGGACGAACGGCAAAAGTACAAATTACTGATGGAACGCGCGATGGGACAGTTAAAGCAGCTAGCACATTACCAGTATTAACTGATACAGCTGTTGTTACAACACAACGAGATCCATTACCAGCAGGTACCAACGTAATTGGTCATGCAATTATTGATACAGGTAGTACAACAGCAGTTACACAAGCAACACCAGCGAATTTACAAGCTACTGTTACTCCTGTAACTGCATTAGTTAAAGGAACTCAAGGCGCAACTGGATTTAGTGTACAACGTCTTAATGATGCTGGTAGAAACACCCGCATCTTTATGTTAGATGCAATTACAGCAGCACCATTAGTTGAAGCACTTGCAACAGTTGTTCAATGGTATAATAATGCAGCAGTAGCTGGAACAACGACGCCTGCTGTAGTTCCTGCAGGTAAGACATTAAGATTAACTGGTTATAAAATACAGTATCAATCATTAGCTACAGTTGGTTATGCTGTTGTAAGAATTAGATTTAATACGGCTGGAGTTGCTGTATTAGCTTCACCATTAGTTGCATCATTTGAAGCTGGTAGCGGAGCAGGCGCAACTACAGTAGCTATGACTGGTGGAATAACAACAGAAACGGGTTCATTTCCTGAAGGATTAGAATTACCTGCTGCTGGTGGTATTGGTTTTAGTGTCGCGGGTTATGGTCCAACTGGAACATTAACATTAGAAGGCGGCGTTAGATTTGAAGTTCATGGATATGAGTATTAAATAATGTTTCCACATTATACAGCTGCAGAATTTTCATTAATCATTGCTGCCCTTGGAGTAATGCTTGTAAATGTTATTAATGCATGGAGGCAAAATTCTAAGTTAGATTCTATAGGACAGAAAACAGCTACTATCGAAGGTCATGTTAATAGCAAGGAAACAAAATATGTAGAACAACTTGCCGCCATGACCAGAGAAAATGATATATTAAGAACAGTTATTATTGATAAAGATAAAACCGCCGCTTTACTTGCGCAATCAGTTGTGCGTCCACATACAGAGGTGAAGTTATGATTGGTTCAATTCTAATGGTGTTCGCATTTGTATTTTTTGCTATTGCCGCGACTAATTGGATTCCTGAACCTAGTAAAACACAAGTTATTGCTGCAGGATTAGCTTTCTGGACGTTAAGTATTTTACTTGGTGGATGGATTAAGTAATGCCAGCTAAAGCCGTAGTTATATTTGGTCCGGGTGGCGCACCATTAGTTAATGCCGAAGCAAAACTTGTAAAGTTACCAACTAATGGTTTATCTAATGAGTTTCTATTTCCATTAACTAATCAGGATGGTTATGCAAACATTCCAATTAGTTTACCACAAGGTGATTACTACTTCAAGGTTTGCGCGACTAATTTTAAGAATTATCTTCAATTAGTTACTTTAGATAGTGATAATCAAGAGATTCATGTTAACGCGCCAGGTGGTCCGCCGAATACTATTCATCTTCCATCGTTATCTTTTAACAAGCCATCACGTGCGCGCATCATTCGCGTGATGGCAAATTTGTGCAATATCTATGATGCAACTGGACTTCCAATCTTTGAACCGATGATCAATCAACTTATTTTAAAAGATAAAAATAGGGCTGATGATTGGATCGCGCGCTTAAAGGATGCAGGATCTACTCATTTAACTACTGATATTACTGGTGATTATGATGAGTATCTTCCTTGGTTAAATAATCGATATCCAATTCCTGGTGGAGATTATACAAAAGATATTGGTTCATTTAAGAAGATTTTAGATTATTTACTTAGTAATAACCTTATACCAATAGTTAAATCTGGCGCTGATGGTCAAGGTTATGATCCCGTCGGAATGACTTATGGTTGGCAATGGGGAATTAATAATCTTCCATTAATTTATAGTCAATTAAAAGATTATCATGACCAGTGCCTTTGGTCAACAAGTTATGATGGTGGATTTGCAGATTGGTCGCCGGATCAATTACTACAGTTTTTAAAAATGATGCGAGGAGCACTTGGTAATAATGCTTGCATCGATGCTGAATTTTCTGGGTCTGGTTCTATTAGTTACATTCATTTGGGTAATGGTGCAGCTGATTGGACACCAGATAAGTTAGGTGATCTTGATTGTTTTAGTCTTGAGTTACAGGTTTATCCTGAAGATAATGAAGGATTAAACGAAGTCGCGCAAAGATTACTTGAACCTGAATCTGGTGTATATTATTTATCTAAGGTAACTAAAGATATCAATATTAGTATGTATGAAACAACTGCATACTGGTCAATTCGTAAGTATGTAAGTTCTGAACAAAATGTTCAACAAGCTAATCAAATCAAGAAATTAGGATATTATTCTTTTGGTAACGGCGTTCCTCAATAGGAGAAGTAATGGCAACAGGATCAGCTACAGTAACAGCTAAAACCGGAGCCGCATTTCAGGATACTGCAATTGCATTACCAAACGTTACGCGATTTGATTTAGACCTTGCGCGTTCTACGCTTACAGTTTACTTTGGAAACAATCAAATCGCATGTTATGATATTGTTGGAGTAACAACTTTAACTGACACAATTTCTGGTTTGGCTAATACATTCGTGGTATCTTAATGACTCGATTAAGAAAATCAATCTTAATCGTATCTATTGCATTAACAATCAGTTGCGCAAAAGAACCGCCAAATTTAACACCAGTTGTTCATGCGCAATTTGTTTCTGATAGATATCTTTCTGCGTTATCTGATTTCGAAGATGGTGTCGAAGTTGGATATAATGCAGGATGGTTATCTCAGAAGGATACTTATACTGTAGCACAAATTTTAGGTGTTACTGGCGTAGCCATTCATGCATCACCTGATGGAGCGCGCGCTATAGCATTAGCAGCGATTACTGAGATCCAATCTAAAGTTGATTTAGCTAAGTTTGCTCCATATCTTAATTCAGTTCGTTTAGTTATCGAGGGATTATGAGTGCTGAATTAAGTCCTGAATTAGTTAATATGATTGCTGCATTTGCAATCGGAATCGCTAATGAATTTAAACATCGTAATGATCCATTAACACCTGAACAAGTAACTGCGCGATGGAATGATCATTATACTCAATTCATTGCAAAGAATCAGGCGTTACAAGATGAGACTAAACCACATGTTTAAATTAGAAATTACATCACTTCATGAGTTTAGGATGTTTGTAAAGTTATTACGAAATGAACCTATTACAGAGGAGGAAATTAGTAAATTACTTCCAGGTCTTGAAGCGGATACTAAAACATTACTTGAAGCTGAGGCAAACGCCTCAAAGGTGTAATCACATGACTAATCCTGTTGTTGGAACTCTTGTTACTGATGTTACAAACGCGCGTGGTGCAATGTCGTCTGCTACTGTTCTGTTGAATGGTTTTCAAACACGTCTAGATGCAGCTGTTGCTGCTGCTTTAGCTAATGGTGCAAGTGCTGCTGAACTTCAGCCACTCACTGATTTGAGTGCTGCATTTGAAGCTGATACAACTGCATTAGCTGCTGCGGTTGCTGCGAATCCGGCTCCGTAATTAATTAATTTAACGCAGCCCATAGGCCGTCTATGGGTTGTCTTAAGTTTATTAAATAATTATATGAATACATTTGAAGGAATTAAAGTTTTAGCTGCCGCACCATGTGGTAAGACACCAGTGTGCGATGGATTCTATGATTGTTTCTATGGATTAGTTTTACCAAATGAATCAATCAGGTTGCGCGCAAAAAGTGGTTCGGTTCCACAAAATCTTAATGCAATCATCGATGAAGCATTTAAATATGAATGCACTCATGTATTTATTGTTGAAGATGATTCAATGTTCGCGCCAGATGCTGTACTCAGATTATTGTCCCATGATAAAGACGTTGTAACTGGATTGTGTCTACAGCGCAATCCTCCATTCCGTCCATACATCTATGATGGATTTGACGAAATTACTGGGATGCTTTGGCGCGATTTAAAACCTGATGATAAAGGACTTATTAAAGTAACAGCTACAGGTATGGGCGGAATTCTCATTAAGATGTCAGTCTTTGAGAAATTAAATCGTCCATATTTTTATACTACATATCTTAATGAAAAGGAATGGGGTCAGGATATTTTATTTGCTGAGGATCTTTACAAGAACAGTATCGAAGTATTTTGTGATACTGATGTTACCATTTGGCATGCAACTCATTGTAGTTTAGGAACTGAATACTTTGAGGGTCAATGGTATACACTTATAAGAATTGGCGAAAGTAATTTTCGAGTTCCTCAAGTTCAAATTCAAACTGTATGAGTTGGGAATCTTGGAAACCTCATGTTAAGCAAGAAAAATTCCTCAGTGTGCCTCTCACAGTGAAGGAAGGTTTTTATGCGGGAAGTGCAGGCGCTGGAAAATCTGACGTATTGCTCATGTATCCCATTACTCATCAATGGTATACTGATGCTAATTTCAAAGGATTATTCCTTCGTCGCACAATGCCTGAATTGCGAGAAGAAATTATTCCCCGAAGTAAAACTAAGCTCTGCTTCGATAAATACGGTGGAAAATTTAATAAATCTGATTCAGTTTGGGAATTTGAAAGTGGAGCGTTGTTCTTCTTCGGACATTGTGAAAATGAAGATGATGTCCATAAATATGATTCGGCACAGTGGAATTACGTTGCTTTCGATGAGTTAACTTCTTTCACTGAATGGCAATATATTTACTTAACATTTGAAAGAATTCGACGTGATAAAAACGCACCTCATCTTCCAGCTATTTGTAGGTCAGCTAGTAATCCTGGTAATATTGGCCATGCTTGGGTAAGGAAAAGATTTGTTGATCCCTGCAAGACTGGGATGACAATTATCAATGGACGTGGTGGAAATAAACGAATATTTATTCCAGCGACGTTAGCTGATAATCCACATATCGATCCTGAGTATAGTAGAAGTTTAGATGCGTTACCTGAAGCAGAACGTCAAGCTAAAAAGTTCGGCGCATGGGATGCATATGAAGGACAAGTATTTGAAGAATTTCGTTCTCATAGATATCCAGGTGAACCTGATAATGCATTACATGTAATAAAGAGTTTTGATATTCCTGATTGGTGGCCGCGTATTTTAGTTATCGATTGGGGAATGCGTGCTATGACATGGGCTGGATGGGGTGCAATTTCACCTACTAAAAAGTTATATACTTATCGAGAACAGCATTGGCGTGGGACTAAAATTGCAGAATGGGCGCCATATGTCAAAGAATTCTTGGATAAAGAAAATGTTAGAATTATCAAAGTCTGTAAATCTGCTGGACAAGATCGTGGACAAGACCACACGATTCAACAACAGATTGAAGCAGAATTAGGTAGGAACGTAGTTCTAACAACTAATACTCCAGGAAGTCGTGTAGCGGGTAAACAGTTATTACATGAATATTTAAGGTGGAAGCAGAAGTATGTTCCCTTAAATGAACAAGAAGCTTATAGTGAAGAAGTTGCCATGTGGACGCAAAGAAATCATGGTGATGATGCTTATAAGAATTATTTGAGTAGATTCCAAGCGCGCGTCGAGGAAGATATTCCGAAGTTATTAATTTTTGATAATTGTAAAGTATTAATTGATGCGATTCAATCTTGTTCATATGACAAGAAAAATCCTGAGGACGTGGCAGGATTTGATGGTGATGATCCTTACGATGGCATTCGTTATTTGGTTGATGAAGCTGATCACTATTTCTTAGAAGCTGTCGATGAATTTGAAAAAGTTCAAGCGCGTCAAGAAATAGTAAATCAGTTTGAACAAGATAAAGATTGGAATCGACTTTATCAGCGCGCAAGGTTACTTGAAAGTAATAACAGTAGTTCATTTAGACCAGCTCGAAGGTATAGGCATTAAGTTATGAATTGGTTCCATAAGTTTTTTAATCCACATTGTCTTGATTGTAAAGAAGATTATTTAGATCAGCAAGTGTGTGATTCTTGTAATACCTTAAGAATTGAAAATCAGGCATTAAGAAAGCACAATGATCAACTGATTCAGGCATTACTTGATAAGGTTAAAACTAAAGAAGAAGTTGTTCCATCACAAGTTGTAGTTACTCAACCAGTTAATAGTAATTTAAGTTGGCGCGCGCGTCGACATATTTTAGAAGTTGAAGATAGAAAAACTGCAGAATTAAAACGTGAGAAGCGTAAAGAAATGGATGCAATTCCAATTACTTCAGTTGATAAATTAGAAGAAGAATTAGGAGTTGATGATGCCATTCGATCAAGTAATGCATAAATTTAAGCATGGAGAACTTAAATCTAGTTCAGGTGGTAAGGTTAAAAATCGTAAGCAAGCTATTGCGATTATGTTAAGTGAAAAACGTGAAAGTAAAACTAAACCTGAATATAGATCTAAATCAATCGGTCCATCTAAAAATTTTAAAGGATTTAAATAATGGCTAAAGGTGATAATTCTATTTCTGGAAGTAAAGATAGTTCTATTGCACCAAAGATGGATCAATACTCTGTAATGCATAGTATTATGGATAAACTTGGTGCAGGTGGTGGTTCTATTGCTCCATCAGTTATGCCGGGTCGTGATGTTATGCAACCATCAGATTTTGCTAATATGAATCCAAATCCTAGTCCAAAAATTCTTGGTCAACCTGGTGGTCAATTTACTGGTGGTATGGGATTACCGCGTATGGGAAATATGTATGGTGTTCAAGCTGGTGGAGCTGGTAGTATTGCACCGTCTAATCCACAAGATATGATGCGCCGAACTATGATGAATAAAGGCGTATATAATCAAGCTAATGCAAGTAACCCAATGATTTAATTATGAAATCCATTGGACCATCATTTAAAATACCAGGATTAAAAAAGTTACCTAAATTAAAATTAGGCAAATTGAAATTGCTTCCGCGAAAAAAGTAATGAGTAAAGAACGCGATCAGAAAATCGAAACGCTTCTCAAAACTGTATTAGATCATTTTGAAGGTGAGGATACAGCTGTAAGGGAGCGCCAGATTTTAACGTGGAAGCGCCTTAAATATTTCTGGGCGGGTTTCCAACGTATTTGGTGGAGTGAAACCGCGCATGATTGGCGCGTTTATGATCAAGAAACGGCTTATGGAGATAATGATGGATCGTATTATGATAAGCCTATTAATGTATTTAGAGCGTATCTCGAATCTATCATTGCTGCCCTTTCTATTACTATTCCTACTGTTCGTTGTTATCCTGATGATGCTGATGATCCTCTTGATACCGCAACTGCTAAAGCAGGCGATCAAATCTCTGAATTGATTGCAAAGCATAACAATGTATCAATGTTATGGTTGCACGCACTTTTCATTTATTGCACCGAGGGAATGGTTGCCGCGCATAATTATACTAAGGAAGATTATGAATACGGTGAATATACTACAGATAAGAAAGAAACAAAAGAGGAAGATGTAGATATTCACGTATGTCCGACATGCGGCGAAGAAATGCCCATTGAGATAATGAACTCGGTCAAAGACGAATTCAATCCTGATGATTCAGATGTCGAGATGGAAGATTTGCTTCAGGACAATAAATTCTGTCCTAAATGTCAGCAAAATGTTGAACCATTAGTTCAGCAAAAAAAGATGATGGTTAGTAGGATTGTCGGAACAACTACTAAACCAAAGAGTAGACAATGTATTGAATGCTTTGGTGGATTGTTCGTTAAAGTAGCGAATTATGCTCAGAAACAGTGTGATACACCATATCTCATTTGGTCATATGAAACTCATTACTCTAATGCAATTGAACGATTCCCTGATTTAAAAGATCGATTTAATGGTCAGCGAGTTAAAATTTCAGGTGGTAGTGGTTCAGCTGGTGATGGTAATGGATATTTTGGACGTTGGGGCAGAACATCCACACAATATTTTGGTGAAGAACCAATTAATAATGTTACGATTCGTAATGCTTGGTTACGTACATCAGCGTTTAATGTTTTGCCCAATGAAGAAGATGTTAAATTACTAAAGAAGAAATTTCCCGCTGGTGTTAAGTGTGTATTTGTTGATGATCAATATGCCGATAGTGAAAATTGTTCATTAGATGATGAATGGACACTTACATATAATCCGTTAAGTGATTATGTTCATTTTGATCCACTAGGAATGCTTCTCACATCGGTTCAAGAAATTACGAATGATCTCACGTCATTAATCTTACAAACGATTGAACATGGCATTCCACAAACATTTGTTTCGCCAAGCACAGTAAATCTTGATGCTTATCGCCAGATGGAAATTGCACCGGGATCATTAGTTCCAGCGCTTCCTACTGGTGGAAAACCGATTGCAGATGGTTTTTTTACAGTTAAGACTGCGATGTTATCTGGTGAAATTTTACCATTTAGTCAGCAGATTCAAGAAGCAGGTCAATTAGTTTCTGGAGCATTACCATCATTATTTGGTGGTCAACAAACTGGTGCTGGTAAAACTGCTGCCGAATATTCCATGTCGCGCGCTCAAGCCCAACAACGACTTGGAACGACATGGAAAATGTTTAATGTTTGGTGGAAGGAAATTTTTGGTAAAGTAATTCCTGCTTACATTAAAGAAGTTAAAGATGATGAACGTTATGTTACTAAAACTGAAAACAATACTTTTATCAATAATTTCATTCATGTCGCAGAACTTCAAGGTAAAATTGGTTCAGTTGAATTAGAATCAAGTCTTGAGTTACCAAGTACTTGGGCACAAAAGAAAGATGTAATTATGCAACTTCTTCAGGGTAATAATCCTGAGGTTATGGCTGCAATTGCTTCACCCGAGAATCTTCCATTACTTAGACAAGCAATTGGATTGGACGATTTTATATTACCTGGTGAAGATGATCGTGATAAGCAATATGAAGAAATCAAACTTCTTCTTGAATCTGGACCTATTCCTGGGGGTGTTGGACCTGATGGAACTCCAACAGAGTTACCATCAATTGAAATTGATCCTGATGTAGATAACAATGCAGTAGAAGCTGATATTTGTCGTGGTTGGGCAGTTAGTTCTATTGGTCGACAAGCTAAAATTAATAATCCACCCGGTTATAAAAACGTCTTATTACATATGAAACAGCACTTAGATGCTGATAAAGCTAAACAAGCAATGATGGCACCACCGGATACATCTGGAAAAGCTCCGATGGCTGCTAAATTACCGCAGGGAGCTAGTAATGGACCTCAATAAGTTTTTTAGAATTATTCAGTTATTTTTTGAAGCTCCTGATGCAGTAGCTAGTGGTGGAGCCACTGAATTATCAATCAATGATATGGTTGATGAATTAGCTGCTGATGATAAGAAAATTGATGATGAAGGTAAGGAAAAGAAGGAAAATGATCTCTTAGCTGATGATGATGAAAAGAAAGATGAGAAGAAAGCTAAGAAATCAGATGATTCAGAAGATGAAGAATTAGAACTTGATGAAGATAAAGTTGAGTTAGATGATCTTGATGCGGTAGAAGATGTGCCGCGCAAGGAAATCTTAGCTAAGTATCCTAAGATTTTCAAAGATTTTCCTCAACTTGAAAAGGCATATTATCGCGAACAGAAGTATGCTGAACTTCTTCCAACATTAGATGATGCTAAAGATGCTGTTACTAAATCGGAACAGTATGATAAATTTGAACAAACTTTATTAGCTGGAGATATTGATTCAATTCTGAATTCAGTAAAAACTGCTGATAGTAAGGCATTTAATAAGATTGTTGATGAGTATCTTCCAACCTTACAAAAAGTTGATCAGGCAGCTTATTTTCATGTCATTGGTCACGTAATCAAAAATACTATCGTGGCGATGAGTCGACATGGAAAAGAAATTGAAAATGAAGATTTACAAGGTGCGGCAGTTCTATTAAATCAATTCGTTTTCGGTAAAAACCAATTTGAAGCACCAAAAGAATTTGGACCGAAACCTGATAAAATTGGTGATGATACCGTAGATAATGAACGCGCCCAACTTCATCAGGAACGTTTTGAATCGGCTTTAGAGGATTTGAGTTCGACGTCAGGTAATATAATTAAATCAACAATCGCTAAGCATATTGATCCAAAAGATTCAATGACGGATTATGTTAAGCGAACTGCGATTCGTGATGCATTAGATGATGTTGATAAAGCAATTAAAGCTGATAGTAGATTTCAAGCTACATTAGATAAACTTTGGGAAAGAGCGAGTAAAGCAAAGTTTAATCGTGAATCATTAAATGAGATTAAGCGCGCACATCTTAATAAGGCAAAGTCCCTTCTCCCAGGTATTATTTCAAAGCATCGGAGTGAAGCTTTAAAGGGACTTGGAAAACGCGAAGGAACAGAGCGGGAAGAAGTTGAGAAAAAGGGACCAGTAAAAATGGGCCGTAGTGGTGGGGCCAATAATACTACCAAAGATGAAAAAACTGAGATCCCTAAGAACAAATCCACATTAGACGTTTTGATGGAAGATTAATTCTTAGGAGTTATTAAATGGCACAAGTAGAAAGTCAGGTTCAGGCTTTAGAGCTTGAACGAGTTCTTCCGAAAGTTACTAGACTTTTTGAACGTGATGACACGTTTTTCGCCACGATTAAGAAGTCTACAACTGCTGAGAAGATTAGTAATCGTCAGATGCGCGTTCCATTAGAATTACGTCCCGGTGGCTCTTTCGGATATTATGATCCGAATGGTGGCGACATGGGCCGTGGTGGTGGACCGACGTTTGATAAGGCTGTTTTAAATTGCGTATTCATGTTAGAGGCTATTGAATACACAAAGTTAACTCAGTGGGCAACAGATGATGAACGAAAGGCTGTTGTTAATAGTGTCAGGAGATTAACAGCTACAGCATTAGATGAACTGAAGCGTCAGATTGATGCTCAGTTAATGCAGAATGGTTCTGGCTCTATTGGAACTATTACATCTGTTGCTGTTTCCGGTGGTAGCGATACTTATACTTGCACAACTGATGGATTCGGTGTTCGTCTGATGCGTTATGGTCAGACAATCCAGGTATTTGATGCTACTCTCGCTACATTGCGCGGTTCGGGTTTAATTACTGCATGGGACGTTGAAAATAAAACTGTTACAGTTACACCTTCGATTGCCGGTGCAACTGGAACAGATATCATTGTAACAAATGGTATTTCAGCTCCTGCAAGTTTACCCGCATTGTTCGGTGTGCCTTACCATGATTCTAATGCATCTACTGGAACATGGTTAGGATTTTCACGTAGCGCAACACCGGAAATTCGTGCAAATCGTGTTAACGCGGCATCGGCAGCTTTAAGTTTACCATTGCCACGTTTAGCAATTAATAAGATTGGAAATCGTATTGGTATTGCCAATAATTTCAATCCTGTTGCATGGATGCATCCCGCGCAAAAGCAGGCGTATGAATCTATTGGACAGTTAGTTTCCGTTATTTATAAGGATCCTAAAGAACAGTCCTTAGATATGTATTTCGATAAGATGCAGATGGCTGGTGCATCTGTAAAGGAGTCTTATAACTGGGATAAGACTCGTATCGATTTCATTAATACAGCTGTTTGGGGACGTGCTGAAATTCTTCCCATTGGATTCTACAAGACTGATGGAAGAAGTATTTTCGAGATTCGTGGTGCATCTGGTGGCGTTGCAACTGCGGATATCTTCTACATGACTGTTGGTATGCAAACATTTGTTAGCAATCCGGCAGGTTGTGCATATATTGATAATCTGGCGGTTCCCAGCGGATATTAATAATGCCAACATCAAATCCGGCATTAGCAGGTTCGGGAGGATTTGGAGATACAAACGTTGTATTTCCAAGTGTTCCCGTATTAGCATCTGCTGCAACTATTGCTCCAACTGACGATATTACGCGCGTCACAGGAACAGTACCAGTTGCAACTATTACACCTCCAAATGCATATTTCAGTGGACCTATTTATCTTTTTAGCACTGATGCATCACCATTTACTACAGTAACAACTGGTAATATTGCATTAGCTACTACAGTAGTGCAAAATAAGGTGTTAGTTTTAGTATTTGATCCAGCTGTTTCTAAATGGTATCCGAGTTACTAAGGAGTCATGTAAATGCGATGGATTAAGCAATTCACTCAGAGCCCTGATGGTTTATATCATGTAATTGATAATTTAAACTTTCAGAAGCTTTCTACAGTTCAGAATGCGGGAATGCCAACGCCAGTTACTTTGGCAAGTGCAGCTACTATTGCACCTACAACGTTTATGACAACTGTTACAGGAACTGTGCCTGTAGCAACTATTACACCACCTGTTGATGGTCAACACATGTTGGCATTAAGATTTTCTAATGCTAGTCCTGGTGTTACTGCTACAACAGGTAATATTGGAATCGCAAGTACCACAGTTCAGAATAAAATTCTGCTTCTGTGTTACGATCCCACTACTGCTAAATACTATCCGAGCTATTAATTAAGGAATTGGACGATATACATAACTATTCAAACAATTCTGTTGTGAATAGCATGATCTCACAAATCATTGTCCCGTGTGTATATCGTCCAATATAATTTATGGAAACTTTAGAGATTTTAAATAAACGATTAGAGGAACATTTTGGCACGGCATGGAATGGAATGCCCATTTATCGCATTGTATTTTCTGATGATCAAATGGAAATGCGAAAAATGGATCATACTGATGAAGGTGTGAAATTATTATTTCCCGAAGTTAGAGAAGTTCCTAAATACCGTCATTATATTAAAGCTAAGTATATTCTTGAGAAATTAGTCGAATTAAACGAAGCAGCACAAGAAGAACTTAAAGTTAAAATTAGTTACGAATGTTTATGGGTTTATACGGATGCTAATGATAATGCGCTTCCACCGAAATGGGAAGTTACCCAATTAGTTATTAACACTGTGAATGCAGCGATGGGCAAAGGCAGTCTCGCGCAATACGTCGATCCTGGTGATTCTTTGGAGATGAAACAAGCAAGAATCGCCAAGATTGAAGAAGAAATGTTCGGTAATGAAACTGATGCAACAGATGCAATGGCCTATGGAAGTGGCGTTGCTGGATTTCATCCAAATCAAGATATGAAGGATAAGGTGCATTAATCATGGACGTTGGAATGCCCCCGTGGGTTACACACAATCGTAGAACAGTGCGCGCTGAAGTTAATCCATTAGATAAGTCAACAGTTGTTTCGATTTATCCAGTTGAAATTTTTGAAAAGAAACCGACTATTATGCCGGGAACATTTAGAATTCCGGCAGGAACTTATGAAAAACCCGCAACTTTAGTTGTTGGGCCAAGTTCA